AAATATAACCTCCATATGCAAATTGTCTTATAAATATACTTTTTTCAACCTTCCTATTTTAGTTTTCTATATTCTTCATCACTTACCGGTTCAAGCCATTCATTAGAACCATTTTCGCCTGGAACTTCTATTGCCAGATGTGAAAACCATTCATCCGGTGCGGCGCCATGCCAGTGTTTCACTTCTGCCGGAATATTGATGCAGTCGCCTGGCTTCATTTCTACAGCATCTTTCCCTTCTTCCTGATAATATCCTCTTCCGGCAACACATACCAGTATCTGTCCTCCCCCACTTTTTGCATGATGAATATGCCAGTTATTTCGGCATTAAACTGGACTACCTCTCCGCAATCCCTTGTAGTTGCTGGCTTTAACAGCATACACTTCTGTGCTTTGTGCAAATCTTTCCTGACGAGCAGTTTCTGCCAGGTTATTTTTCTGTTTCTTCCTCGTTCCAAACCTCTTTTGCAAGGTTGAATACTGCCCAGCCCTTGGGTTATCAATAGTTAGTATAAATATTATTTTGTGCAATTTGCCTTTGATGTAGCTCCGATCTAGCTCTGATCCATGCACTTCCGAAGGCATAATGCACAAAAGGCAGCGGCTTTTTCTATCCGCTGCCTTCTCTAATCTTTCGTTTTTCAGTTTTCTTACATATTGTCCGGAATAAATTCTGTATGTTCCGGTGCTCCTGAAATCCAAAATTCATCTGTGGTCTTGTACCATATTTGTCCTGATATAGTCGCCTTTTCTGTTACTGTTTTTTCGTCAAACATAGTAACGCCACAGATCGCGTCATCATCGGAGGAAGGTCTGCGTCTGAGACGAAGTTTTCCGTCAAATACCCTTCTAATTTTTCCGTGTACTTCTTCGGTTGTGTTTGCCGCTACGATCGCTGCTTCGATGTCCTGATCTGTGATTGCGTTGCTGATCTGTTCCGCTTCTTCCTTCGTCATACTTCCAACAATATTTCCATCTTCGTCGTACACCTTTAATGTCCCGTCTTCGTTTTCGTCAAGTGCACCGTCTGGCACATCGTCTGTTAACTCCACTTTTAACGGATGGACTTTTGTTCCATTTTCATCGAATACCATCATTCCTGTATTGTCCGCTTTGTTTTTGGCGTACAGAAGTGATTTGTATTCTTTCGCTGTCCTTTTGGCTTCTTCGAATGTTTCTCCGACATAATATTTCATAGTCTTTTCCTCTCTGGCTTATTTCTTTTTCAGGTATGCACTGGAACTGAATCCGATGTACTCTGTACCGTCAAGTGTTACTGTGATGTACAACCACTTCACACCGTTCGCGACATTGTAATAACCATAGTTATGTACAGTTGTTCCTTTCGGAATCAGGCACAGAGCTTTTTTGTTGGTTCCGGCATCGTTGCGGCAATACAGATCCGCGGTAGTTACGTAGGATCCAGCAATAGCTGGATTCTTTTTCTTTGCATAGCATGTCGCCTTCACGGTCCTTGTAATCGCCTGGTTTGAATCCTGTTTTGTCTTATCCGTGGTTACTGCTGACCCGTTCAGAATGCTGTTCACTTCTGTCTGGACAGCTACCGGATCATAACCGCAAATTCGTAATGCACTCACCCTTTCATCTCCGTTGCCCCACTGTCCCGCGATCACCTCGTGGGCTACTTCTTTTACGGTTTTGCCCGGTTTTCTTACTGGATTTGGGACGGCGGTGTCAGTGTCGTATTTCGGCACGATAAAGCCGCGGATATAGCGTCCGTTGATAGACACGGTTCTTTTCTTTACCGCATCATTGTAGTTACCTTCTGTGACCACGAAATAGCCTGCTTCTTTGTTTGTGTAAGTTACAGTTCCGACATGATCCGGTGTTCCGGTACAGTCCCCCTTTCCGGTATCGTTCCAGTCATACAGTACCGCGTCTCCCAGCTTTGGCACATATGCGTCATTTTCCACCCATACGCCCATCTTTTTCGCTTCTTCAATTAAATAATAGCAGCTAATCTCAATCGGCATAATAGCGGTATATTTGAGTGCGACAGCAAGTGCTGACCAGCAACAAGCACACCACGCCCAACTATACTCCATCTTTGTATTGCGCGGAAATTTTCCGGTAAAGCTGTTGTAAATGTTGATAATAGATTTATATGAGCCGTCTGCTTCATTCTTTCCAATCCAGCTTTCCACCAGATCGACTACTGCCTGCCTCGAATATCCCACTTTTGTACCTTCTTTCTCTGAGTTATCCACATTGTCCACATTTTTGTCATACTGCGTAAGGTTGTACTGCACAATTAATGCATAGACGTTGTTGACGTATGTAGAGCTTGTCGCATATCCATCTGCCTTAATCGTATTTAAGTACACCTTCGGATCTGTGATTCCTTTCAGATTTGCATACCGTGTCAACTGAATGAATTCAAAGTATCCTTTTACGCCTTCTTCCATGCTGTCGTATACGCGGAAGTTGTCCTTAATCGTGGTAAGTGTTCCGGCTGTGTATTCTTCTTTTGTGGTCATATTTACGGATTTGCCTTTCCAGGCTGTTCCACATTTTAAACCGAAGTAGTTGTGATATACTGCCGCAAGTTTCGACTCTCCCCATCCGGACTCCAGAATTGCCTGTCCGATAATCGGGGAATGTACGGTAATACCGTACAGCCCCGCATATTTTTTAACTAATGCTGCAATTTTTTTAATAAATTCCTGTTTTTCCATTCTGTTCGCCGTCCTTTGACTTCTGTGTTAAAATTTCAATTGCATTTTCAATTACTGTTGGGAGTGGTACTCCCATCAATCCCGCGTTTTCCACAATACTGATTAACTCATTTGCGATAAATCCGATAATAACCGCATTTCTGATATAGTCCACGCCGATTGTCAGATCTAAACGGTAGGCAATCAGCACGAACAGGAGCGTTACTCCTTTTCTGCATAACCCTTTCCATCCAGCACGGCTTTCCAGACCTCCACTTTCTGTTTTGTTGCTTTTGTGAAAAAAGCCTGCGACTGCCAGCCCTGAAATATAATCCGCGCACATAAATACAATCAATGTGATAAGTGCCTGGTCCCATCCACCGAATGCAGCCGCAATCATGCTTCCAACTACTCCGATAGTAGTACAAATTCCTTCTTTCACCATATGTCATAACCTCCTTAATTTCATTTCGATCCTGTTAAGATCATGTTCTGCCTGTTCTCTTTCTTCTGAAAAATCGTCAGGGAAGACCGCGCCCGCGATCCTCTCCTGCTCGATCAAGACAGTTTGCTTTCTGACGATCCCTGCCAGCCTTTCCACCACATCGCACATCATGTCGACGATTTCCAGCAGGTTCCCGGCTCCGTTTTTATACGGTTCCTTTGTTTCGTCCATTGCTGTTCCTCCTACTGTTCTCCGCTTTCTTTAATCAGATCTTCACATCCGCTCTCGATAAGAATTGCTTCAACCTTCTCTTTAAGAAGTCGCGGCACTCTTTTATAGAGTGCAATTGCTTCTTCTTTTGTTTCTGCATACATGATCTTCTGCGCCCATAACATAGCCATCATTGTGTCACCCTCCTTTCCGAATAAAATTTTGTATAATAATTGCTTAATCTGATTAAGCATATACAAGCTCTGACATTTCAAGCATACATGATTCTAACATTTCGTTTTTCTCCTTGAGCTTCTTGATTTCCACGCTCATTTCTGCTCGTGTCATTCCTTCTTCTCCCGGATCTGGTTCATCATTTTTCATGTCTTCATCCGTTCCTGCCTGATTTGTTTTTCCATATTCCCAGTATTTTTCGAAGTCCTTTTCAATCTGTTCCTGCGTGATCGTGCTGTCTGCCGGAAGTTCGAATACTACTTCGTCATATTTGTACATTTTTCTGTCTTCCGTTTTTTCCTGGAAGTATTCTTCGATGTTGTCAGTCATCCTGACGGTCTTTTTTCCTCCTGGAAGTTCTTCCAATGCGACGCTCTGCGGCTTCTGATCCGCGTCTACGTTTAAGTAAATCATTCAGTTCTTCCTTTCTTTTCTGATGTTCTAGCCTTCCGTAGAATCCATTTACTTGATATGCTACTGACAGCAATTCGTCTGTGTGATATTTTTCTCTTAAACGAAACGAATCTGACTGTTCAATATAGCTGTTATATGATACAAGTTTCTGCGCTCTTTCCTTTCGCAATGTTCCGTCACGTCTCAGCTCCCGGTATCCTCTTAGCAGTTGCCGCCGTGTACGCTTAAAAACGCGCCGTCTGATCGTTACATGTGTTCTGCTAATCCTGTAGCCTGCCATGTCCAACATCGGAACGCCACGCTGCCCTGGTCTTGATAAGTTTCTCCGTCGCTTTTCTTCCTCGATAGGTAGCATCTTGATAATTCCTGTCGTTTCTTTTATCTGCAACTGTTGATTCTTTCTCAACCACTTGTCCAATGCTTTCGTCGCTCTCTGTTCTCCCTTTACGGATCCCGAGCCAATGGCGAAATCGTCCATAAATGTTCCGCAGCGGATCACGTATGGTATTTTCTTTCCTCGTCTCGTCGAGCCAAGTGTATATAAGTATCGGATCGCGTAGGACATCGTGAAATTAAATAACCATGCATCAAGGTATCCTCCGATAATCAAATGCCCGTCCGGTGCGATTGTTTCCAGGTATTCCAACAAACGTATTGCGTACTTTGCTTTCGGAATCTCTGTTTTTACCAATCGTATACATACAGCGTATTGCAGTGATGCGTAAGCGTGCACTACGTCCGTCTTTCTTATGTATTCAATTCCGAGCGATTCTTTTAGCAGATACCGCCGCATTTGGTCTTTCAGCATCGTCTGCCCGTGTCCAGGAATGCTTGCGTGCTGCGTTGGAAGTAGTCGCGCCTGGATCAGTGGTTCCAGGATCAGTTTTGTTATATGTCCTAGCAGTTGGTGCATGATGCACAGTAGCGCAATATCTCTGATCTTCCCCGTCATTCCATCCGGTCGCTGTCGTATCACTACGGGTTCCATGTCATCTGGTTCGATACCATAGTCAACCAGATCTTCTGCTATTCCGAGCATTGTCAGACCAATTGCTTTAATTGCTTCATTTTTATATTTTCGTGTTCCTGATAGGTCGTCAATCCTTATATCGTCTCGCGGAATCCCTGCGTATTTTTCAACAAATGTCAGTATGTCATTCCTTCGCCATTTTCCCTTGAAACACTCTTTTACTGCCTGTTCGCATAATTCTTGATTTAATCTTTTGTATCTTTTTGTATGTGCCATTTATCTTTTGCTTTATGTGTGAAGCGGTGTTCGGTTGCGACAGATCTTTAGACAAAATCCGTCTTGTTACTACTTACCGCACATATAACCCACGGTTATACGTATCAATTTTCTGATTTCCGGTTTTACAGATTTTCGCTTTCGCGTGGATATACGGGCGCATTTCAACAGATTGTTTTCTGTCTTCAAAATAAACATAAATTCGCGGACGACTGTTCCAGTTCGAGTTGCCCGGCGAATTGTTGCCATTCTCCGCAGCCAAACCCGCATTACCGCCATTGTTCAAGTTCGCGAAACGCCACGGACAACGAACACCAGCGGAGTTAGCACCGTAAAAAGCCGATCCCGCGCCCGCACACCCTTATTTTTTTATTCGAGGGGTCTTGCCCCTCTGGTCTGCTTATTCAGACCATTCACCCCGCTTTTTGCCCGCACCACAAAGCCGCGGACGACTGTTCCAGTACGAGTAGCCCGGCGAATTGTAGCCATACTCCGCAGCCAAACCCGCATTACCGCCATTGCTCAAGCCCGCGAAACGCCACGGACAACGAACACCAGCGGAGTTAGCACCGTAAAAAGCCGACTTGAAGAAAGTCGTTGAAGATCCACCGATCAGTTTCGGAAACAACACTCCTAATTTTGTTTTTACGAACGCTTTTACATAGTTCCATCCGTTTGGCATTCCGGTAAAAGAAATACCTGTATCTTTATAATCTGCCGTGATAGAGTTTGCTAACTTCTGGCTGTCTCTGCACTCGTGGATTGTATAGTTAAACCCGCCGTCTGTATTTGCCGTAACATTGTACAGTGGATCCAGACCAATCGCATACGCTCCGTCTAGCACTTCTACGCCAGCCACTCGTAATGGTGTCTTTCCTGATGTCAAATTGACTGTACAGCCGTCTTTGTGCCCTGGCAGTTTTTCCGTGTTTCCAGAGTGCCATGGCATTGTCGAGATGCATGTGGTCGCTGTCGTCGTGATGGTTTCTTCAATATTCAGATTAACCGCTGTGTACTCTGTATCGTTGACTATCACTTTTTCCACTGACGCAACCTGTACAAGATCGGCAAGGTTTCTCATCCATGCATTGTATCGGTCTTTATTTGTCTGTTCTCCCATGTCCCCAACGGACACTGTTGAACCTGGAAGGAACTGTGATCCCTGATTCGTTGGGAGTAAAATTCTTTTTACATTTTCTTCCGGCACTGCCACCATATACTGACAATTGTAACTCGTGCATCCTTCTGCAATGTTTGAGTTTTCCAGGTCAAAGTGTCTCAACTGCCACATCCTCAACAGCCACCTTGTATCACAGTCATTCCATAATCCCTCGTAGGGTGTCATCTGTCGGGCTTTCTGAATTCCTGCCTGCGCAGATGCAAAAATATACGCCTTTCTTCCTGCACCAGATGTCAGTGCCCCCTTGCTGTTAAGTCCTCCCGGAAATGATGGATGCCATGTGATCGCACGCTTTTTGTTTTCTGGATCCACATCTGCGACATCAGGATAATATCCTGCTCCTTTTGTCGTCCTGAACGAAATATAATTGTACGAGCCGTCGTTCCATTCTTTGATCCATAATGCGGCTGCAAATGTATATACAGGTGCATCCTCGCCCGTAATATCAAAACCATCTTCACCTTCGAAGAACGTGATATTCATTGTTCCGTCTTCCAGTGACAATGCATTTGCTCTGATGTACCAGGTTGCAGGATCCTCGTCTGTCCAGTCTTCTACCGTTTCCGTGTTCTCTGTGCATAACTGTGCCGCTTCTTTATTTGCAAGATTATCCATCGGTGTCATTTTTGTTACTCCTGACACTGACGGATCATAGCTCCGTAAAGTATAGGTTTTGTCTTTCCATGCCTGTGCTGCTGCTGTCAAGAAACGTGAAAGTAATTTGTATTTATCTGTTTCTCCCAGTGCCATAGCGCGTGGATACCACGCCCAAAAAACTCTTGTCGTATTCGTTCCGTCGAGTAGTTCCTGGCAAGCTGTGTCAAGTATCTTTTCGGACGACATCGCACCGTTTAATGTCATTGCTTCAAGTGTCGCCGTCGCTTCCTGGTTCTCTTTTAATGCGATAATATCCAACGCTGTGGCAATCCTTTCCTGCTGCGCATATGATGGCAATGTTACATCCATATCTGACATATTACCCCTCCTCTATTCCTCTATCCTTGTAAGTTTCAGATGCGGAATACTGCCTTTCGTGTATAACGCATAGGCGTATTTCACGCTGTTATCTTTATCTTCTATGTACTTTGCTTCGTTTACCTGTTCCGCAATTTTCACCGCTTCATTTGCTTTGTCGAGTGTTTCCTGTGCTCGCTGTGCCCGGTTCTTTTCTTCCTGGACGCGGGACGCTTCGGCTTCGGTGCGGCTCTGTTCGCCCTGTGCCCTTTTAGTTTCTGCTGCTGCTCTGGCTTCTTCTGCCTTTACTCTCGCCGCTTCTGTCTGTGTCCTGGCTTTCTCTGCCTGGTCACGGGACTCTTCGGCTTCGGTACGGCTCTGTTCGCCCTGTGCCCTTTTAGTTTCTGCTGCGGCTCTGGCTTCTTCTGCCTTTACTCTCGCCGCTTCTGTCTGTGTCCTGGTTTTCTCTACCTGGTCACGGGACGCTTCGGCTTCGGTACGGCTCTGTTCGCCCTGTGCCCTTTTAGTTTCTGCTGCTGCTCTGGCTTCTTCTGCCTTTACTCTCGCCGCTTCTGTCTGTGTCCTGGCTTTCTCTGCCTGGTCACGGGACTCTTCGGCTTCGGTACGGCTCTGTTCGCCTGCATCTCTGGCGGCTTCGGCTTCAGCGTATTCCTGCATCGTTTTCTCAAACAGCGTGAATTCGTTGCTTGACATGATCGCACTGTCACTTCTTACGCTCTCTTCAATCTCGATTTCGAACGTGACCGATGTAACTAACTGCGACCCGTCGTTCGATTGTATTTCGACCTCGCACAATGCCGTTCCTGCCGCCGCAAGAGCATTATTCGACAATTCTACCGTGACAACGTTATCGTTGAACGTGCACGGCGTATAGACCCTGTAACGGTCTGGTTTTTTAATGTATGCTGTTGCTTTTGATCCTTCCGGTATCACATACGGTTCTCCGCAGTTAAATAAAACTGCTTCGATAAATCGTGTTGCTTTGTCGCCTTGTTTTGCATACATAGCAAATCGCTTCGTGCTCCCGGTCATCTCAACTTCAACTCGTTTTGTTATTCTTCCGAGTGCCACGCCGATTCCTTCTTTCTTTTTCTTTTTTGTCTACTTCTTCCTGCATTTCCTTAATTGTGTTCCGGTGTTCTGCGTTCATTTCTGCGATCTTGCGATTTCTCACTTCTGAAAGAACACCCTCCACGATTCCCTCCATCAGATATGCAGGCAGTGAGCTTTCATTCATAATCTGGAATACTGCACTCCTTGTGCGCTGCCTTGTATTTTCGATAGCGTCAATTAAACTATTCAACTTTGTACCTCCACTTTGTTGTATAGAATCTGTATAAGTTTTAACATAAAAGGAATCATTCTTCGTTCATCCCAGTTTTCGAGTTCTCCTGAAGAATTCTTCCAGGCAATTACTGGCATGGATTCTGCCACATCTTCCGCATAGAACCCTGGTATATTTTCTCCGTTCAATTGGTCATTTGATGCAAGATAGCCGTTTTTGTACCGGAACCATACCGGTGTGATATTCAGTACTTTTTTTGCTTCACTTTCTGTTATGTCTGCAATGTGGTCTTTGTACCTCTTTGATGATGATGAAAGATATGCCAATGTTATTCCATCTGAACCAAATACAAGATGACCGCCACTTGATACATGTGACAAATTATACAGTTTCGGAGCTTTATAAAAACTCGGTGTTGCATTAAATATCGGTTCATTGTTAAAAACATCATCGCCATTATGTGTTATCATTCCGGATACATTCATTTTTCCTTTCATGTATATCCAGTCTGTAAAAGTTACACCCTTTGAAAAACTCGTTTCTCCGTCAATCGTTGTTTTTCCGCTGAGTTTCGTGGTTCCGCTAACCGTAATGTTTTTCTTAATTGTTGCATTAGCATTGACTGTTGCGCTTCCTTCTATTTTCACACTTTTTATAAAATTCGCATTTTGCTCTACTTCAATGCTTTCACCTGCTTGCAAATGCAAATAGTCTATCCCTTCAAGTTCCGTATGTCCTTTTGTATCATAATAATCTTTCGAAAAATCCAGTCTTCCATTTTCGCTATCTCCAACATATCCCTGGAAACTTCCTTCGTTTATTACAATCTTCTTGAATTCCCCGTTCGCTTCTTCGGTTGTTGCTTCAAACGTCGCGTTCCCTGTTACATATATTCCTTCGGCAAAGTTCGCTATTTGCTCTACCTCGATGCTTTCACCCGCTTGCAAATGCAAATAGTCAAAACCTTTCAATGCTACATGTCGCATCGAATCATTGTAGTATGCTGACATATCCAAAAGTCCTGTTTGCAGATCTCCTATGTATCCTTCGATAACTCCTTCGCGTATAGATGTCTTTTTATAATCTCCCGCCCATTCCTGCCGTGTTTCGAAATTTCCTTGGATAGTAGCACCTTCGCAAGTCAATACGCCATCTTCTGACATTGATGAGTGTTCGCTGGACCATGCGATTTTTTTCGCCTGTAACCGAATTGATTCTGCTTGCTGTTCGATCAATGAATTCACTTCGTCAGCATCCGTCTTTTTACTTACTTCCGTTGTGATACCTTCAGCAGTCTGTTTAATCGCCGACTGCATTTCTGTCGTTGTGGAATAGCTCTTTAACTTCGCATCTGTGTCAGCTTTGGCGTTACTTTCTGCTGTATTTGCTTTTTGTGTCGCATCTTTTTTCGCATTGTCAATTCCGGTTTCATACTCTGCGGTCGTGACATACGTTTTGGACACCGTAGATGTAATATCCTCTGCTGTCTGTTTAATTGCCGACTGCATTTCTGTCGTTGTGGAATATTTTTTTAGCTTCGCATCTGTATCGGCTTTTGCATTGCTTTCTGCTGCATTCGCTTTTTGTGTCGCATCTTTTTTCGCATTGTCAATTCCGGTTTCATACTCTGCGGTCGTGACATACGTTTTGGACACCGTAGATGTAATATCCTCTGCTGTCTGTTTAATTGCCGACTGCATTTCTGTCGTTGTGGAATATTTTTTTAGCTTCGCATCTGTATCGGCTTTTGCATTGCTTTCTGCTGCATTCGCTTTTTGTGTCGCATCTTCTTTCGCCTCATCAATTCCGGTTTTATATTTTTCGTAAGTTACATATTTTTCGCTGACACTTAGTGTGATCTTGTCGGCTGCTGCCGTAATGCAAGATTCTACTTCTTTTTTGGTATAGTAATCATCTATCAGCATTTTTTTAACCGATGAATTCGCTGCTGATATAGCTTCTGTCTTTGACAGCTCCGCTTCCGTCTTTTGCAGCTCCGCGAACGTTTTTCTTGCATTGGAAATCTCGACCGTGTTCTTCTCTGGATTTTCCGGGTACTCTGTAATCTTTACGATTCGCTGCTTTTCCTTAATCCTCGTTTTCTTGGAGATCAGTGTGATTGTATCGCCGATTCCATAGCTGAGTATTTCTTTGTAGTTCTTGCTCTTCCGTGCAAGATCTACGACATCGGCTGTAAATGCTCTGTACGGTTTCGACATTTCTTCGAGCTTCGCTTTTGCATCCTCGATCAAATTTGTTGTCACCGTATAGCGTTCGTCTTTCCAGACATACGCCTTTACCTTCGTGCTATACTGGAAGTTATCAATGTACGGTTTTCCGATTGCTTCAAACGGTGTGATGCCGTCCTTTCCCATCGGGTAGATCCTTGTGTAAAAATCATAAGTGTCGGTTTTCAGTGTCAGTTTTCGAAGGTTCAGCCCCTCGATAAAATAACATCCTTTGTCAGATCCGACTTGCTCATAAATATCGACCGTCTTTGTCAGGGAATTGATAATGCATTCGCATCTGTACGTGCTTAACGCCTGCTGCAAGACTTCCCACGCTGTCGTATGATCGTCGATTCTTACGGTTCTTTTTTTCGTAATGCCGCACGTTCCAATCTTCCACCCGGTATCCTCGAAGGCAAATTCCAGACACGCGCGAATGGTCTGCTCCACAGATTCAAAGCCCGTGGGAAAGACGGTTCCTTCCAGTTCTTCCACGTTCAGGACTGCAAGGTACTTGTTCAGTGTTTCGCCTTCCTCAATGGATTTCAGCACATACTCATCTGTTTCGGTGCGGATGTAGTATTCTGCTTGCAGCTTGTCCACCATATTTCCATGTGCCGGATATTCGAAAGACAGTTCTTTATCTCCGCTGCTCAATGTAGTCGTGATGGATCTGTTCGTAAATCTTTGCAGTGTTCCAATTCTTTCCTTTTTGTCGTTAAAGATCTGCATGTATTCTTACCTCCATTACAACCACATAGCAGCATATGTTACTTTCACGTTCGCACCGCTGGATGAAAATGTGATACTGTTGTTTCCTGCCTGTAACTTCGGAAATTCCCACAGATCTACCGCATTGAAAGCATTCGCGCCGTTCTGTGTTACCGTTCCGGTTCTGCCATCAATGCTTATCGTGCCGCCGGAACTCAGTGTCTCAATTGTTATCGTGTTTCCGTTTAGAGTTATACTGTAATTGCTTAAAGTCTGCTTTGCCGTAACATCCAAGATGCACGGAACATCTCTGCTCCCTTTTGCCTGAATCGTGCCGGATGTCTGACCATTAAACGTCACGGTCTCGTCATCGTCGAAGAAATATCCGTCAAATGTGAGTGTCAGGATCTTCTTTTCGTTCACAAGAGTTTTCTGGTAGTCATCTGCTGTCAGGAAACCCTTGTACTTTCCTTCATATCCTGTGATCTGTTCGATTGTACAGGATGCACGGAACAACGACATAAATGAGGACATCGCTCTTTCAAGTTGTGCCCGGTTCTTTGCCGTAAAATATACGGTCAGCGTCAATGATCCGAGTGGAATATCTGTGTCGTACTCTGTCGGTATTAACGCCTTTGGCAGCATTTCGTAATTGATAGCCATAGCAGGCGGTGCTGTGGTTACTGTCAGTAACTTCGCACCAAACTGCTTCAGATCTGTTCCGTTTACAAGCATGTCCTCACCTCCTTCGTTTTGTTTCGTCTACCATTTTATCTTCTACTCTGGTATAAACTCTTGATGCAATCGTATCGCCGTCTAATGTCACATATACATACACTGGCTGCGTGGTATTGATTGCTTCCAGCTTCTTGTCCAGGATTTCCGCTAACCGGACATAGAACGGTTTCAGCGGCAAGATTGCTTCGTCTCCCGCTTCTCCACCTGCAAGTAATGTATTTCCGTTTGCTCCGAACACGGTCGGCTTCGTCATAATCGCACCGTTTCTGTACCAATCAATTCCGAAATGCGGAACTGACGGCGGGTTGAGACTGAACGATCCTGTTATGTACGGGTGTGGAAGTGACAGGTGTGGAAGGCTCCATGAAAAATTAAAAGCTCCGCGGATTGTGTTGATTGCATCTTGTACTACATCTCGTGCCGCGTTAATTGGTGTTTCAATTGCGTCCTGGATTCTTTCCCATACATCTTCTGTTTTGGATTTAACTCTGTCCCACACGCCTTCTACTGCTGATCGAATTCCGCTCACTTTTGACGATACTGTCGTTCTTGCGGAATTGATTGCTGATGTGATTCCTGTCTTAATTCCATTCCAGGCTGATGATGTCGTTGTTTTAATCCCGTTCCAAACCGTACTAACGGTTGATCGGATTCCATTCACTACAGAAGTCACAGTCGTTCTTGTGGTGTTGATAGTTGTTGTGATTGCAGTTTTAATTCCGTTCCAGATTGTTGATGTTACTGTTTTAATGCCGTTCCAGATAGTATTGATTGTTGTGCTGATTGCGTTAAATACAGTTGTGATTACTGTCTTGATCGCATTAATCGCAAGAGAAATTGCAAGTTCAATTGCTGTCCATGTTTCGGATATAAATGTCTTTATTCCGTTCCAGATTGTGCTGATCGTTGTGCCGATCGCACTGAATATGGTTGTAATCACGGTCTCTATCGCATTGAGTACAGTTGAAATAATTGTCGCAATGCCATCCCAAATAGTCGAGATAAGATCTTTCGCACCGTTCCAAACAGCATCCCAGCTAGTACCAAACCACCCCAGAAATACATCCAGAACTCCTTTGATTGCTTCCAGAACCGTTTCGAATATTCCTATGATTGCATCAAATACACTTAAAAAAATTCCTTTGACTGCTTCCCACGCCCCTGACCAGTCGCCGCTGAATAATGCTGAAAAAACATCCCATATTCCAAGAATCACGTCGAATGCAGTTTGTAGTACAGTCGCCACAATCTGAAACGCTGCTTCGATCACTGGTGCGAGCAGATTGCAAAATCCATCCCATATCATACTGATTGCCGATGTTATGTCAGAAAACGAAATTCCCAGTCCTGCCAGACGTTCCCGGATGCCTTCTGTAAAGCCCGTAAATGCATCTTTAATCTTCTGCCAAATTTCAGTAATAGTATTTCTGAAATCTTCGTTCGTGTTCCATAAATGGACGATCACGGCTGTTATCGCGGCTATTGCTGCAACAACTATTGCTGCGGGCGATGTGATTGCCGCGAGTGCTTTTGTAAACACTCCTGAGACCCCGCCAACATTGGCAAATCCTGCTGCCACTTTTCCAAGTGCTTTGGATATTGTTCCGGTTGCTGTGATTACTTTCCCTATGCCGATTAGCATGGGTCCAAGTGCCGCAACAACTAAACCAATGCGGAGAATTGTCTGTCGTTGTCCTTCGTCCATGGAGTTTAACTTGTCCACAAAATCCTGAACATGTCCAACAACTTCGCGAATCGTCGGTACCAACATATCTCCGAAACTGATTGCAAGTTCCTGAAGCTGTGACATCAAAATTGTGATCTGTCCTTCAAGGTTATCTTGCATGGTATTTGCCATGTTTTCCGCGGATCCATCGCAATCATAAATTGCATTTGTTAATTTGTCATAGTCTTCCGGTGCTGCACTAATGATTGACAGTAAGCCGGACATTCCCTCTTTTCCTGCGATAGTAGCTGCATACTTCGCTTTTAATGCTCCTTCTGCTCCGTATGCTTTTCCTGTCAAGTCCTGCACGGCTTTTGTGTATTTCTTTTCTGTCAGTTCTCCGCTTTGGTATTGTTCGTCAAGTTCTGCTAATTTCTGGTTAAATTCATCTATAGGCATTTTGCACTGTCCAAACGATCCGCGAAGGTCATTCATAAGCTCTTGCAGGCTTTTCATGGATCCATCACTGTTGGACAAAGAAATGCCGAGATAGTCCATTGCACTTGCTACGCTGTCTGTTGGCTTTGCAAGATTAGTCAACATAGTCCGCAGTGCTGTGCCGCCCTGTGATGCCTTAATTCCGCTATTCGCCATCAACCCAAGTGCGACGGCGGTATCTTCTACGCTATAGCCCAGCGACCCCGCTACTGGTGCAACATATTTGAATGATTCGCCAAGCATAGAAACATTTGTGTTTGAATTGGATGAAGCAGCTGCAAGAACATCCGCAAAATGTGTTGCATTTGCAACCTCTTTTGTAAATCCATCCTTTACAATCTTGGTTGTTCCTTCTGCTGAAAGTCCGAACGCTGTCATTGCATCTGTTACAATATCAGACGTGCTTGCTAGGTCTTCCCCGGATGCGGCGGCAAGGTTCATAATGCCCTCGATACCGCCGAGCATATCCTTCGTCTTCCATCCAGCCATAGCCATGTATTCCATTGCTTCTGCGGATTCTGTGGCACTGAATTTCGTCTTCGCGCCCATCTCGCGAGCCTTATCTCGCAATGAATCAAAGTCGCCCCCAGTTGCACCGGAAATCGCAGACACCTTCGACATCTGCTGATCGAAGTCTGCTGTGATCTTGACCGCAGCAGCTCCAAGTCCAGTCAATCCGGTCGTCAGCGGAAGTAGTGATTCTCCTGCTTTGGTGATTGTCCCACCGACTTTACTTGCTTTTTCTGCGTACTCATCAAATGGAGCTTTTGCAAGTTCAGCATTGACATTTTTCAATTCCGCTTCCATTTCAGCAAGTGCCGCTTTTGACTGTGTTACAGCGGCTTCCTGTCTGGTGATAGCAGTTTCGGTTTTATTTATATTGTTTTCACTTGTGGTCAGCTGCGTTTGCAGTTTTCCGTATTCCTCTTCTAACTTCCGGGTTTCCTCGCTGTCTTTCCCAGTCGCTTTCGCACTTTCTTCGTATGCAGTCTTTGCTGCATCGACCTTTGTTTTTAACTGGTCGTGTGCACTTTTCTGTAGATCTAATTTTTGTTTTAATGTGTCATACTGCGCACTGCTTTTGCTAACGATATCTTTCTGCACTCCAATCTTCGAGGTCAGTTCCGTTACCTTCGCACGCATTGTGTCCTGTGCGGATCCGTTCAGTTTTGCCTGTGCCGCCGCTAAAGAATGTTCCGATGTCAGCTTCTTCATTTCGGCGGCTGCCTGTCGCATAGCCTGCTGGTACTGTGTCGTTTCCGCTCGTATTTCGATGAGTGTCTTTGCCACGAATTACCGCTCCTTTTTAGCGTCTATCCTCATTGGCTGTCTGAATTTCAAATGCCGCATGTTCTAAAAGGCGTATGATGTCTGATTCCATGCATTGCTGGTATGAGTTCTTCATTAACCGGATGCAGATTTTTACTACACGGTCGACGTTTTCCTTGCATATCTTCCATATGCTTTCCGTCGAGCTTTCTTCGTTATATCCATTCTCTTCATCGTACTCATCAAAAGCAGATTTTTCTTTCTGGATCTGTTCTGAGTGTCCCGGGTTAAGTTCCAGGAACTTTGGTGTGATTACGTCCTGCATCATAAAATGGATCTCCTTGGCTGCCGTCAGAACTTCTTCCGGCTCTGCCTGCTCGATTTCTCTTTGCCGTGCTCCGAAAACATCCATCAGTATTCGTGTGTTTGCTTCGAGCGCATCCTGTATAGAGTCACTTTCGTTTCTTTCCATGATCTCTGCATATCTTCGATACATGTTCACGGTGATCGCTGTACAAACATATTCTTTTTGTTCGCACATCAGGATCAGCTCCGGCATCACTTGCCATTTGTAAAATTTCCCTTGAAATCCTCCACACGCTTGTCGGTTCTCTGGCTCACGGTTATGTCCATCGTGGCAAATTCCATGATAATTGCATCCGGTGCAAGTCCTGTTTCTGCATCGAGCATATCGTCTCTCGTGAACTGATTTCCGTACATCTCTATGATTACATCCATGATATCCAGGAACTGCTGCCGCGTGTACAAGGCTTTCTTGTCTTCCGTATCCATTACCGCATCGCGAACTTCCAGATAATGCAGATATGTCATTGTTGACATCTTCTGCGGCATTAAATATTCTTTTTTGCCGATGATAATAGATCTTTTTTTCGTTTCAGTTGTTTTCATGCTTTTCACGCCCTCCTGTTATCGTTTAAGCTGTCGCAGATTTTTCCTGAACTTTCGAAAACCAGTTTTTAATCGCTGCTGCTGCTTCTGTGTGCTCCGCTAAAAGGTTGCTCTCGTCGACGCTGTTTTCATAAACTCCATCGAGCTGCCTTGCGTAGAAGTCGCCTTTCAGTGTAGCAGTCTGTGTTGTTTTCTTTTCGCCTTCGGTTTCGTAATTGTCTTCGAATCCCTGGTCAAACATTCCACAATACAACCACTTGAATTCATACTTTCCGTTGAGCTTTTTGGCTCTCCATCCGATCGCAACCTCTGACGGTCTGTCATCCTTGTTTTTTGTAAGGAATCCTTTTTCGTACAGATGTCCAAAAATAAGTGCCTTGTCCTGTGGTGCAAGACTGTTTACTTCCAGTTCTACAGTTGTGCCTTTGTAAGAAATATTTACATCTTCTACTGCATCGTCGCTGTAGATCTTCTCTGCTTCCCGTTCATCGGTGATCTTTGCAGTGATCGCACGCGCCAGTTTTATTGGTGTTTCTGTTGTGTAGTCCGATTCTGTATTTGATGTTACTTTTGCAATGTGAATATCGCGCAGTGACACCGTTCTACTGCGGACAATCGTTTCTTTGCTTGCTCCCTGTACTGCCATGTCTATTCCTCCATTTCTTCCTCTGCTTCCTTTAAAATCAGGAACCGCATTGCATTCGTAAATATTCCCGTGTCCGGTTCTGCCTGGTCATTACCTGCTACGAACGCAAACCCGCTTTCTTTCATCAGTTTTTTTATTTCTTTTACAAGCGGCTGCTGGTCTTTTTCCGACCATACATTTACCTGTATCATTGCCGCTTCGATTTCACATTCATCGTCTGAATGCCCTGGCTCGTAGTCTTCCAGTTTCCACAAAGTCACATGCAGGGCGTGCAAACTTCCGTCATACCATCCCTGCTGTACTATAACTCCTTTGTGTGTTAGCGGTCTTAATGCTTCTGCGGCTAACGCTATAACATCCATTTACCCTCCTAATTTCTCGTTCAGTGCTTTCTGGTACTCCTGTTCTGCTATTGCGTGGTATTGCCCCTCAAGCTCCGATTTCGTGTTGTCCAGGAAATCTCGCGGCGGCATCTTTGACGTGCCCCATTCTACGAATTTCATGTAAAACCAATTTTCCGCGTCGCCATTCAGATTCCATCCGATCTGTGCTTTCTTGGTTGTCACAGTCTTTGGTATGTTATCCCGTGCATGTCCTGTCGGTCTGTAGTACAGTTTTCCTGACTTTGTGTTATCTGCCGATCGCGGCATTCGTTCCTTCATCTTCGGTTCTGTGATGTCTGCCGATCTCTGGAAGATCTTCTTGTTGATCCGCCCAATCTCTGCCGTAGATGATAATGCTTCTACAGCGGTACGGACTTCTTCGAAACCTTCTGCTTTAAAGGTTATATCCACATTTTTCGCCGCCTTCCGTTAATCGCATTTATTCGCTTTTAACTGTATGTACTGCTTTTCGTTCCGTCTGTAATCTGCTGCATAGATGTCGTATTTCTCGCCCTCGTACTCAATGAAGAAGAGTTTCAGGCTTTTCTGCATCTCTTTGATTCTCTGGCAATACCGGACTTCAAAGATGATTGTATTTTCCAGACGTTTGTCCAAGGCTTCGTACAGCTCCCGCCCGTACAGGTTTCCAATTTCGCACCAGGCCTCATAAAAAAGTTCTGGCTCTTTTTCCTGCTGCCTTCCGTTTTTTACGATCGTGTTCTTTTTATAGATTTTGATTCGCGCTGCTGCCATTTCATCCCCTCAGTCTTTCCTTTAACATCATCGACTGTATTGCATATCTGAGACGTTCGGTCGAATCTGATGTGATTTTTCCATTGTTGTACATGCGGTCACGGTGGTCATACAGTTCTTTTACATATGAACATATGAGAATCTTTTGTCTGTTCGTCGGTTTTGTCTCGTCAAATGACGGAATCAGCTCCTTCATTTCGTCGATGACGGCATCATGCATCAACTCAATGATCCCGTCATCGTCTGTATAATCGACGCGCAAATACTGCTTTAATTCCTTAAGATTCATGTACTACGCCCCTTTAATTTGTATTCAACCTGCAACATTAACACTGATTACACCTTTAACAACTGCTGCTTCGTCTACTGCCTGAACATCAAACCTGTCACGAACCTTGATTCCTGTCAGATCTTTTGCCCACAGATCGCCAGCTTCAGTAGAAAGTTCGATTGTAATCTTCTCGCGGTCAAACAGTGTGATTGCTTCTTTCAGGTCTCCCATGTATACCGGGTATTTGTAACCTGTAATGTTGTTCTTGTCAGACCCGGTTCCACCTTTCAATACGTTTGTACTTTTCAGCGTCTTATTGCTCACTACTTTTACCGGGTATCTTCCGAACAGCAAAGTTTTTGTAGCATCTGTCGGAGCTGGCTGCATGATGTATTTGCCGTCTTTGTCTTTCAGTTTATCCATGTAGTTGAAACCGTCCTGGTTAGTCAGGACAATAGAACTTGCTGCAATCGCCGGATCAAGCTGCACATTAAATACATCCTTGAAGTCGTCAAAAGTCACGACGGCTCTTTCTTTTCCTGTTGTAATCTCATCAAGTACTTTTAAGATTGCAGCGTTTCTGGTTGCCCTGGATTTTTTTGCGATCCATTTGTTCAGGTATGCCAGAATATTGGCTGCGGTATCCTGTAATAATTCGCGTGTGGTCTTTAAGATTCCGCCTTTTTTCTTTACGGTATATTTGATCTGTCTGAATGTTGGTGTACTCTCTTCCTGGAACTCGCCACCTTCGTCCACGTCTTTCCACGGTGTGCTGTCTGCATCTACTTCAATCACGCGGGACCCGCTTTTTGTTGTAACATGCTCTGTGTTTACGTACTGCTCCAGATCATTCTCTGTGCGGCGCAGTTCGGTGATATCTGTTCGCACGTCGTCTGGTACGGTAAAACCTCCGTCCTCGTCGTCGCCTTCGGACATCTTGTTCTGGAAGCTGTCCATGATTTCCTTGTCGTCTTCTTTCATCGGACGTCTGCGAAGTCCACACACAATCCTGTTGACAAATGCACGGCAAACCTGCTCTTTTGTATACTTTTTGTCCTGTCCGCCGGTAATATCCTTTGCTTTTCCGCTGTTTAATGAATTTTCGATTCCTTCTTCATCGTCATCTTCCAGATCCATCAGCATGTTGAATTCCTCCTGCATCGTGCGGAGTTCTTCCATCTGGTCTCTCATTTCCTGTGTTTTTCCCTGTCCCTGGAGACTTTTGATAGCATTTTTTTTGTCGTTAATCTTCTTTAACAGTGCTCTCGCTGCTTTGCTCATTCTTGGCTCCTCCTTATAAAAGTTCCATTTCTTCAAGTATTTTCTTTTCTTCTTCTGCAATCTGATCCGCAACATCATCTGCGGTCTGTGTCTTCATATTTGGTGCATGTTTGTAGTTCTCTTTCATCCATCCGACGCAAGCTGCTACTGACGGTCGTTCTTCAATCTGCACATTAAATATTTCCTGTGCGTCTTCTGCCGTCATCCACGTTTCCGCATTAATCAGTTCTGTCACCTTTTCTTCTGTGATGTCATTTTTTACCCGGCTCATGTAAATGTCCGTGATGCTCTTCTGGCACTTGTTAAGTTCTGTGATGAGCTGCTGGAAGTCGTCTGCATTTCCATACGCCCACGACAACGGCTTGTGGATCATAAGCTGTGCACCGGAAGACATAACGATTTCATCGCACGCCATCAGGATTACGGATGCAATAGATGCTGCAATTCCATCAACCACACCTTTCTTGTGTCCTGTATGGCGTGAAAGAATGCTGTGAATTGCAATTCCCGCGAACACATCACCGCCGCCGCTGTTAATGTAGACTGTAAGATCTGCACCGGGTTCCACCTGGCTCATAAAATCCGCGATGTCCTGTGGACATGTATCTTCGTCGCACCACGCCGCCCACGTTGACGAAACAATGTCGCCGTAGATGTACAGGTCTGCTGCATTATTTGAGACATTTCGGAATTCCATAAATCCGGTATTTTCAAGTTTTTTGGTTCTTGGATTTCTCCGCGAAAAGCTAAACTTATTCTTCATCGTCGTTTCCCTCCTCTCCATTTTTTTTATCTGGTTGTACATTTGTAGTGTTTTCATATTGTTTTCCGACTTCTGTAATCGGAATGTAATTCCCGTTTACAATCAGCTGATCGCCGCCTTCTGCATCCATCAGGTCCAGCTTTCTTCTGCATTCGTTCGGTTTCTCTATTCCGTTCTGCACCGCCGTCGCAAAAATTTCCATCTGTGACTTGCTGTCAGTTCTCAGTAGTACCTTCTCATTCAGCTTGTAGTACTTTCCCTCTTTACAGGCTTCTTCGTCCGTCAGCAGCTTGTAGTTAATTTCTTCTTCGTACTGTTTCAGTACAAATAACATGGTATCTGTTAAAAAAGATAACTGCTGCATCTCGCTGTTGCTGTACGACGACTTCTCGTAGTCGTTGATCTGGTTCGGTTTAATCCCAAACGCTGCTGCAATTTGGAGCGCGGAGTACTTTTTCAACTCTATAAACTGGCTGTCTGACAGCTTAATGTCGAGCGGTGTCAGTTTCATTCCGAGAGGAATCGGAATGATCCGTCCGGCGTTTTTGGAACCTGCTCCGAATTCTTCAAATGCTTCCACAAGTTTCTTTTTGTGGTCTTTGTTCAGATCTCCTGTGTACTCAAGCGTTGCTTTTCCCGTAAGTCCGCTTTCGTATAGGCTGTTCAAGTAGTCCTGTGACGATTTCGCGCCGTCTACGGTTGTCTTCAAAATCGCCTGTACCGGAAGACCTGTTATTCCGTCCAGGCTGTGCGATGTCTTGAAATGTAGAACCTCGTCCGTTCCAAACACATACTGCTGACCGCTGTATTTGTCGTTGTAGACATACCAAATCTTCCCCTTTCCTCCGAAGTATCCCTGGTCGTCCACCACGATCTGCACACAGTTCGACGGCATGATCCACAGATCCATAACTTTGTATTCTCCACCGTATTTCTTGCGTTTGAACTTCGATCTGACGTACACATAAGCGTTTCCGAAATGGTTTCTGTTCATTTCCACCGCGTTCCAGAACGCTGTCGGTGTCATAAACGGGTTTGGTCTGTTTTTCAGCAGTTTTGCAACGTCCGAAAGTTCTGGCTCAATGATCCCTTTCGGTGTTTTCTGGTAGTATTTCCATGGAATTTTCGCAAGCGTTTCTGACATCATCTTCAAACATGTGAAGTATGTAACTTCTGACATTACATTTTTGCTTTTCCTGTTTACTCCAAGCCATTCAAGAAAGGATTCTTCTTTCATGTCCGGCGACGTTTCCACTGTGAAGTTCAGTTTTTTCGCAACCCAATTCCTGAACTTCTGCCATACATTCACCTTGCATCACCCCCTCGCCTGTCTCTTTTTACTTGATTCATATAATTTCAGCCATTCTTCCACGTTTTCGGCTGTATTCTGTTTTACTTCGCCTTTCATTGCTTCTGTCCATGCATCAATAATCGCATCTACAACGTCAATCCTGTCTGTCTGATATTCTTTGTCGATTTTGATTTCTCCAAACGAATTCGAAGTTGTCTTCGCGTTTGCGATTGACCATGTTATCATTCCATTTCCGTCGTGCTCTACGTTCCCGGATTCTATTTCTAACCGAAAATCAACCGTTGCATCGTTCAGGGATTTCGCAGACTGCGACACTGCCACGCTATCAACTCCCATTTCTTCCAGATCCGTCAGGAATGCCGAAGCGTTATGTGGATCATACAGGATGTATTGCACATCAAGTTCGTACTGCTGCATGATCGCTTTTAGATATGCCAGGATGTACCTGTAATCTGTTTTTATGCCGCCCATGGTCTCTGTTACTGTCACCAGTCCATCACGGATCCAGAGATCGTACTCTGTCCGGTCGGTCTTGATATGTTCTTCTACCCGACGCTTTGGGATAAAGCTGTGAGCATGCACAAAATATTTGCGTATTCCGTCTTTCTCAAACGGGAATACGATTGCCAGCGAAGTCAGGTCGCCGCCTGATGAAAGGTCAAGCCCTACATAGCACTTTTCCCCCCTGAAAACTTCCAGAGTTTTCTCCGTTGCACCTTGTTTCCACAGTTCCATGTTTTTCAGATAGACATCGTTCGTCCACTGGATCCACATATTTAGCTGCTTAACAATAAAATCTCGTAAGCTCGAACCGCCCATTTCTTTTGCGGTCTCAGCAATCGGTATCATATTTTCCAGTGCGTCCTGGTCGTATTGCAGAATAGGATTTGCTTTTATCCAGTTCTCCGGTAGCCACATGTCGTCTGATTCATTCATCTGCGCGATATACACAAACTGCGAATCATTATGCGCGATACCCTTCAGTACTTTCACGCAGTACTCATATAAGGCGTAGCACGGCGATTTCAAGTTGAATCCTGCTGTTGTAATGACGCTTATCAACGCAGATTTCATTTTCTTGATGCCGCCTTCAAGCAACTTATACATCTGGTCGTCTTTGTGGGCGTGGTATTCATCAACAATTCCCAAATACGGTCTAAAACCGTCAATAGATTTCGTATCACCGGAGAGTGCTTTGATTTTACTGTGTGTCAGTAAGCAGTCAATCGTGCTGTTATGCTCATGGACTGCAAAGCACTCGTCCAGATCGGTGTCTGACCGGATAAACTTCACGATTTCGTTGAATACGATCAACGACTGGTCTTTTTTGGTTGCTGTACAGTAAATCTGACCATATTTGTACTTCTCAAAATTGCCATAATACGCTGCGAGGATTCCATTCAGAAAAGACTTTCCGTTCTGTCTTCCAAGCTGTATGTATGACGTCCTGTACCTTCGGTAGTTTCCTGCTTTGGTTCTCCATCCGTTCAGACTGCCAAGAATAAAGCACTGGAAGGCATAACATTCAACCGTTTGCTCTTCCTCACCTTCCGCGATGGTCAAAGTTTCCGCGAAATCAATGATTCTTTCTGCCTGCTCTGCATCAAAAAAGTATTTGTACGGTGCAGCCTTTGACTTCTCGATGTCGTCCAGATGGCGTTGACACGCAAGTTTTACCAGATCGCCAGCAATTATTTTTCCTGCAAGGACATCCGCAGCATACTGTGTCGTTCTGTCCTGCATAACATCACGCAAACTTCTCTGTAAATTTGTTCTTCTTTGGTGTCTCTGGTACTTTTGGTACAATCAGACGACATCTTGACGATACTGTGAGACCGAAGTCAGCGGCTCCTTGCCTGCATTGTCGGAAATAGCGATCCTGTAATACAGCCAGGCGTTCGACCTGTCCGTTCACAATCTCTCGCTCTTTTATAATCGGCATCCCGTCTTCATCCTGTTTTCCGGTATTGTACTGTTCTGTAATCATTAACGGCTGCTTCGCAATCATCTCAGTCACTTCTCTATACTTTTCCTGTGCAATAATCAGGCGCGCCAAGGCTTCCACATCCAGATTCGAAATCAGGTCGATCTCCCGCAGGTCTTTCGCAATCTTGCGAAATGCTTTTTTCTGACCTGGTGTCAGATATGACGGCGGCGTAACCTTGTCCGCTGGTGCTTTTACTTCGGTTCGCTCTCTTTCAGCAATTTCTGCTTTGGTTAAGTGTTTTTTTCCTTTCGCCTGAATCAGTGCAATCGGCTGTCGCTGTCCTGCCATTGTATCGATCTCCTTTCTGTCCGGTGTCAGATTCTGACACCGTTTTTTTCTCCTTGCCTGTATCTGGAATTTCCGTGGGGAGTTTTCTCCACAGAAAAGGGGGGGCGCGACTAATCGGAGCCGCTCAGAACTTTCTCGATGCCCCCTACCCCGTCCCAGTGCCGCCGCAAGATCGCGCGGAGCTGTTCTTGCGTGTGCTGTTTTGTCGCTTCATCTCGCCTGTATAGTGCACTGATAACGCCGTGGTTTGTGTTGCTCAACGGAAACAGGTTCTCTACCTTCAAACGTTGGCTCCAATCATCTTCTATCTCTGTGATATGATGCACCATGTCCGCTGTCACGATCCTGTGCTGTACATAGTACGCATACAAGTCCAGCCCGTCGTACAGTTGCAACGCAAATGCCCGCGTTTTGCGCCATTGCGACGACACATAAAAGGCAGCAGTCTTTTTGTTCCTGCGATGTGTGTTGTATTCCATGTGTCTCGATGTCTGACTTGTTACTGCTGCCGCTTCGCAGTCCGGGCACGCCTTTAGTTCCTGCGGTATCAACAGCCCACATTTGCATCTATGTAGTAGCATCTTTGTACCTTCTTTCCTGCTGTGCGTTTAATATGCAGCAAGCATCAAGTCGACACCTGCTGCCGCGTCAGAGGGCGTGAAAAGAACATGAAAAAAGCGACTGTACTTTTTCTGTACAATCGCTCCTGCAACTTTCCACATTACAAGTGTAACTCTTTTAATCCACCATTAAAACCCCAGCTTTTCCCCAACTTTTCCCCAAGTCTGTATAGAAAAGTATAATGTTTTTCAATATTTTTCTATGCCATCAATACCGAATAACTTCACTGACATTTTCCGTATCAGTTCTTTGGACCATCGCGACGGTGTATTCTTTCCACAGTTCTGTATCTCCGCAATATCTTCGTATGGTACGCCCTTTATGTAATGCATGTAGAATGCTTCGTATTTGTAGTTCATCCCCTTTGTATCGTACTCTTTTCGCAGATCTTCCATTGCTCTGTCTATGTTCGCGATCATTAACGCCGTTTTCATCTTCGACCGCCTTACACTTTCCAGATGTGTGCTTCCGTCTTTCTTGAAGGTGGTGTATTCTTCCTTCTCTAACTGTTCTACTTCTGACACTGCATTTTCAATATGCTTTTTCATTTCGATGTAAGATTCCATTAAGACCCTTGTGTTATGAAGCACCTGCTGCCTGCGGATCTGGCGTTCTGTTTCCATTGCTGTCTGGATGATCTTTTTTACAAATGCTTCTTCCTGCTTCTCGTCTTTTTGCTGCATTTCGCACGCCGTCCTTTCTTTTCGGTCTCTGTCCTATTGATCCACTGCTGCCGCTTTGGTCTTCTCACCATCGGCAATCCTTTTCTTCTGCGTTCATTGTTTGGCATCTTTTGTCTTTCTTTCCAATACTCTCTCCACAGCGTTTCTTTTTTGGTCTGTGCAGGTGTCTCGCCTTTTGCTGACATTTTCATATTTTTTATGATTTCTACTTTTTCGTACTTGTCTGCGAAAGCGGCAGCAGTAAGAGTGTTCCATGCAATGCTCCCCGGAAAACTTGCGTCAGATGTATCCTGTTCTTTGCCTGTATGTGGTTTCAGTGCAGTCAGCGGAATATCAAACGAACAGTTTTTTAATTCCTGGATTCCTTGCGAAAATTCTCTGCATATTTTTCTCACTCCTTCTATTATCGAATCCATTGTTCGTTTCGGACTTGGTATGCACACCACTATATCGTCATTATTTTTGCCTTTCCGTTTTTTCGTCATTGCTTCGTTAAATGCTTCTATCATTTTTCGTCCTTCTCCTTTCCGCAATCCTAATCGAATGGCAATTCTTCGTCAATTCCTTCTGGAATGTTCATAAATCCTTCCGCGTCCGTTTCTGACTGTTTTGACGGCTTATTCTCCGACGTTTCATCAGATCCGGCGGCTGACTGTTTACTTTCTGCAAACTCTACTTCGTCGCATACAACTTCCGTCGTGTAAACCTTGTTTCCTTCGCGATTTGTGTAACTTCCGGTCTGGATTCTTCCGCAGGTCGCTGCCTTCATTCCTTTTTTGAAATATTTAGACACAAATTCTGCTGTTTTTCCAAAAACAACACACTGGATGAAATCAGCTTCCTGATTTTTGGTTTTTCGGTCAACAGCGATAGTAAATCGTGTTATGGCAAGACCATCTTTCTCTGAATACCGTGTTTCTGGGTCTCGTGTTAAACGTCCCATTAGTATTGCTTTGTTCATTTCTTTTTCTCCGATCTGTTGTGTTTTCTTCCTTTTATTTTTTCGGTAAAATTTAATATCGCAATAATTGCCCCGGTCATAATTGCCAGGGCGATCATCTCAATCACTACCGCTGCCGCAAGAATCAGAATCAGTAAAATCGTTACGCTTGCACTCATCGCTTTCGCACTCCTTTTTATATTTTTCTTTCAATTCTGCTTCCAGCTCCTTCTGCTGCTGTTTCAATTCGTCGTTTCTTTCTATCAGTTTTCTTATAGTTTCTTCTGTCTTTCCGATTGTCCGGCATAGCATAATCTGTCGATGAACTTCATATCTTCTGTGTATTAACAATTTCATTTGTCGGTCAGTTATATGTACTGTATAGTGTCTTCCGCAATTCTGACATTCAAAATACTGTTCCATCACCGGAAAGCCACATCTATCCCTTGCTATTATTCTGGTGCCTGCTGTTTTTGCTATTTTTATTTCAGCTCCGCATTTATCGCAATGGACTTCGAATTTATTCTGCAATTCACTCATGCCTTTCTCCTTTCGTCGTCAATCCTCGTCGCCCAAGTCAATCAGTCCCATCTGCTCCGCATCGTATACGTCTATGATTCCGAGCACTGCGTAACCGTCTACAATCGCGTTTGATGTTTCTGCCGTATCTACACAAGTTACACATACACGCATCTGTCTTCCTGTAGATCTTCCGTCCTTAAATTCCAGCATTGTCAAGACATCCTTCTCTTTGTACTGATCTGTCCCGAGTTTTACAATCATGTGGCGAATTCGTCCGGTCTCGACATCCTTGTAGACCTTCTCTGCAACACGCATCACCCGTTCTTTTTTATCTTCTTGCTCTCCTGACGGAAACTGCCGCATTCTTTCTTCCTGTTTCTGCTCCCTCAGTTTTTTCTTGCTTTCCTGGTCAAGTCTGTCCTGTTCTTCGTTGTATTTGTCTTCTTCTGTTTTCTCCGCTTCTGCCTTGTTTACGTACTGATCGCATTTTTGACAAGTCCCGGTTTTTACGTTGCATTCCTGGTATTTCTGGCAAGAGTAGCATAATGATGTGATGCTTTCCGGGTGTGCGTCTTCCCACTCTTGTTCCTGGCTTTCTTCTTCTGGCTGCTGCCATTCCTCCTGGCTTTCCTCTGGTTCTTCTGCGACTTCCTCTTTTTCTTCTTCCCTCGCCTGTTTTGCTTCTTTAACTGACAAACCGCCTTTTTCGTACTTCTCAAGCAGTTCATGCTGCTTTTCCTGGCTTAAGCCGCTCACTTCATGTGCAACGCTAAAATTTAATCTGCCTTCCCGCACCTCTTTTTGTAATTCCGGTATGAGATTGCTGTTGATCTTCTCGATCTGTGCAATTTTGCCCGTCGATTTCTGCATGATCGACGCAATCACATCACGTAAGCGTCCTTTACTCAGGTCGTAGCCCTGTAACTCTAAGCCGTTATCTCTCATGTACTGCAACGCTTTTTTTAACTGCTTTTCTTCTTCTAACATTTCCTCAATGCTTTTATCACGGTATGAATTCGCTATGATAATCTGCACGATTTCTTCATTTTCTTCGGCTGCGTTCTTGATCTGGCACGTCACAATCTCGAATTCTTTATAGCCATCCTCGACCAGTTTATTCAATGCACGCCATCTTCGCTCGCCTGCTATAATCTTGTAGATTCCTCTATCGCAAGGCTCGTATGCGACTGTCATGTTTTCCATAAGTCCCGCCGCGAGAATCTTCTGTGCCAAGCCTTCGATATCCTGCATAGAGTAAAAGTTCTTTTCATTGCTGTACATTTTTTTGATACTTATGTCTCGCGTGCGAAATCTTGCTTTTGGTCTGTCTTCTGCTGCTGCCATGCTGTTTTTGTTCAGTGCATCTATTGGACTCCATCCTGCTGCCATCTCCTCACTTCTCCTTTCCTGCGATCACAACTTCCATTTTGTTCAATGTTTCTTCGTCTGCGTCTCTGATATCCACATGCGGTGAATCTAATTCTGGATAACTTGCACAAATATTTTTCTGAATCAGTCTTTTAAGTTTCTGCGGGCTTATCACGATTTTGAATTTTGAAATTGCTTCTTGATATTTCATGTCTACTTCTTTATCTGTCATAACCGTGCCGTCTATCTCTTCAAAAATCGGCTGTGCGTCTGATTCGTCAATGTCGCTTATGATTCCCAAGATTTCCACTTGCATTTCTTCGCGGTCTCTTTTTATCATCTCTAACGCTGTGTCTTCCACACTCATTTTATGCTTTTCCAACGCTTCCAGTGTCTTCGCCTTATTAACAAGTTCTTCGAACGTCTTCAAATCAATTGTTACTTTTCCTTTGATCTCCATTACTACCTCTCCATTTCCTTTAACAATGTTCTTAAGAATTCATCGTTCTTTCCCTCTGGTAATACTTTCATCGGGCAGTTTTCTTTTAACATCTGGAATGTATCTGCATTAAAATTTTCATCTTCTGTTTGTAACATGCATTCATCACTCCCATTAAGCATAGGACACTGTATGCAAGTCTGTGGTGTATCTATCAACAATATTGATTTGCTCATGTAGTTTACCCCTCCATTTCTTCCAGCAACTCTGCTGTCACATCTCGGTAATCTCGTGTTACAATGCAGTTTTTTGAGAATTCCGGAAGTGGCACGCGCTCGATAGTTGATTTTTCTGCAACAATAGATCTTCTTACCACCGTGTTAAAGAAGTCTTCATTGTATGATTCGTGTAACCACTGCTCTACCTGCATACTTGTCTGGTTCTTCTGACGCATTGTCATTAATACCTTCATGCGGATGTTCTCGTTGAACTTTCTAAGATCTTCCAACTGTTCCTCCATCTGCGTAATTGCTTCGATCTCGAAGCCGCCAACCTTAACCGGAAGGATTACCAAATCTGTACCTGCAAGAACGTTGATTACTGTCATATCCATAAGCAATCCGCAATCTGCAATGCAATAATCGTACTGCTGCCGTACCTCTTCGATTGCTTCCGCAAATCTCGTTACCTGGTTTTCGCTTTCGCTTAACAGTTTCATGTTCGTTCTCATCAAATATCCATTTGCCGGAATGATGTCAACATTCTCATATGGTGTCTTCTGGATCAGTTCTTCTGTGCTGTATGTGCCGCCTGTGCTCTGGTGGTCTTCCAGTAGTTCTGACATGCCGATGCCTGTTGGCTCAAAACTGTCGTACAGCATCGAGATATTACCCTGCTGATCCGCGTCGATCAGAAGCACCTTTTTTCCGTGTTCCTCGCCCAGTAAATATGCGATCGTTGCCGCCGTCATTGTTTTACCGATACCGCCTTTCTGGTTCATAACTGCAATTGTCTTCATGTTTGTGTACCTCCTGTTTTCGTTGTTTAGTTGTATTCGTTATATTTGCATCGTCTGCATTCTGGTTCCAGTATTCCGTCATCTGGATTCCTACATCCGGTACATGCTCCGTAAACATTGACCGCCGCTTTCCAGGTTCCGAGCTTTTCCTGTTGCTGCGCGGTCTTGCATTTCTTTAATGCCTTTCTTGTCGCCTTGGCTCTTTCTTCTACTCTCTGAAAGTAATGCATCGTGTCTTCCCTTCTTTTCTGATGGTCAAGTTCTGTTCTAGCATTGCATTTTCTTTGTTTCCGGTATCAATTTCTTTCAGGTTTACATACTCTTCCAGCACCCTGATTGCTTCTTCTGCTCCGTAGCATACTGCGCAGTAATGTCCTGCACCTGCCAGTGCTTTTAACATTTTCTTCTGGCTTTCTTCCAGTTTCCCGGTATCGTATTTCATTTCTATGTACAGTCCGTTGTAGATGCCTTTCGGTACTGGCAAACATAGATCAGGGATCCCGGCTTTTACACCCATCTGCTTTAACTTCACAGCTTCCGCTTTGTTTCTGCTGCCGCCGTTCGGACAGTGATATAAGAGTGACAGTTCCGAGTGCTTGTTCTGCTGCCATGAAGCCCACATAATCACCTGAATCTGCTCTGTGTCCTCGCTTCTTTTTGCGTTTCTCAAGTTCATATATTGCAACGTTCCTTTCTTCGCATTCTTGCGTATATGTAGAATCTGCCGTTAAAGGTGTTATATCTTACTTCTGCTTCCGTGAAGTCGTATTCATTACCGTACCATCTGTTAAGGTGGTCGCAGATCTTTAAGTCTCCTTTAACAATCTTGTCCACATGATACTGTTTTGTTTTGTAATGGTTTACTTTCTCTTTCGGCTTACGCAGCCCCTTTGATACGTTCCAGGTCTTCTGATTCTTCTCTTTCTTTTCTTTAGTGATATACTTCGCCATTCCCACAAGCCCGTTTTCGTCTTTCTGTAAGCGTCTGAGTTCGTTTCTTTTTCCCAACTTCCAAACATTCTCCACGGTGTCCATGTCCATGTCGCCATCTAATACGACGTGGTGATGCCAGCGTCCTTTATCACTACATTCCGTAACATACACATAACGTGCGTTCGGTAATCCTTTTTTCTTTCTTCGGTAATTCAGGCGTTTGATGAAATTCTGCATATTCCGGTTTGCTACTACTATTGATACTGGCATATTTTCATCAGTGTATGTAAAAGTTGCCCATATATCCCTGTTTCCGAAATTCTCGCAAATTACCCTTTCGCACATCTTGCGGCTGTTCTTGTCGTTCAGATTCCTTTGTGCCTGCTGCTGTCGTTTCTTCTTTCCTTCGTCCGGTATATCGTCACGCTGTCCCTTTGTAAACTCCGGATATATTTCTATTTCGAGCTGTTCTCCTGCCCAGATCTCCTTGGTGGCATAGATACTTTTTACCTTTCCTTCTTTCAGGATCCTTTCCTCATTCACCTCATCCAGTTTTTTTAGTTCATTCTGGTATGCCGCTTCATAATCGTAGAGCAGGAAGGCTGTTCTTCTTTTCTTCTTTTTCCTCATTTAGATATATCCTTTCGTCGACTTGTTACTATCCATTACAAGGTCGCTGAAAAGATATATAAAAGCTCTGTTTGACTTTTTATACCGTCCGTAGTACTATACTAGTGTGTACTTTTGTTTCAGGACATTGTTCTGAATTCGTTATGAAGCCTTCCGGTGCCGCCAAGCATACCGGAAGGCTTTTTCCTTATCCCACTTTTTTTGCGTCCTCTGATGCCTTTCTGACGCTCACAAGACGCACCTTTGTTCCGTCCTCTCTTGCATTCAGAATCATAGCAATCGCCCTGAACGCCTTCATCGGATCCGGTGTGTTGTTCTGTGTTGCTGCCATGGTCATTCCTCCCATACTTCATTAGCTTCTTTTTTGCAGTCTCTTTCCATGTAATAGTCATACAGGAACTCTTTCTGCGCCTTCGTGTACTCTCTGGTGATGTCCCTTGTTGGAATTGCGATTCCCTGCTGTGGATTGTGCAGAAGCACCCATCCTCTTCTGACCAGATAGTCCGCCGCTCCGATAACATCCGGGGAATTTTTCACCATTCCTGATGCGTTGATCTCCACCATCGCCGCAAACCGTTCCTCTTGTGTCAGGTTCTTGTCCAGATAGTCGTTCGCCCATTCCTGATGATCTCCCCACTCTACTGCATGGAAGGTTCCGTTCGGTTCTAACCATCCATAATCCTCTGTGGTGTGTTCTTCTTCATCCATCATTCGTGCCATGAAGCTGTCGAGTGCATCCTGCTGTCTATCCTCTGCTGTTTCTTCCCCCAGTTCCTTTCTGATTGTCCTTTTTGTCTCTTCCGGGATATAGCTCATTGCAACATCCCATCGCTCTACCATCCTTTGCAGATTCTTCTCTGCTTTCTTTCGTCTTTCGATCTCTTTCCAGATGTTCATTTTTCCTGTCAGTTGTTCCTCTTCTCCCGGTTCGTAGACTTCAAGATGGTACGTTCCTGCTGCTGTACTTCCTTTTAGGGCAGCACGTCCAAGCAGAATATCCTCTGCATATCTTCTCGTCTGTGCTTCCGGTACGTCCTCATTGACCATGCAAAGCATCAGTGTTTCCATGATTTTTTCAAAACTTTTCTCGCCACTGTATAACTCTTCTCGTGTCCACTGTGTAATGAATTCACCTTGAACGTCGAAGGTCAATGCTTTCTTTTTTACTTCACTTCCCATTTTTACTTCTCCCATATTTTTTGTTTACATAACCTTCAATATCCTTGAGTGCTTTTTCTTTTTTGGTTTCTTCCAGGCTTCTAGCCATCAGATCCAGCGGCGCATCAAATGTTTTACTTATCTTGATTGCATTCTCAAACGATATTTTTCGCTCGTCTTTCTCCCACTTCATAACGGTTGTGTCGGTTACTCCGACTACCTTTGCAAAATCCCGAAGTGACATATCATTTTCAAGACGTATCTCTCTGATTCTTTTACCTAATGTCATTTTTCTGCTCCTTCTTTCCATATCTGATTACATTTTCGTTTCCTTTGAGTACTATATTTTCATCATACGTAAATACTCTACATCCCCAAAATTCAAACGAATGGTCGAATGATTCTTTCACCTTTTCTTCTGGCAGTTCGAATTCAATTACGTCCACTTCTTCATATCCTCTTATCGCGACAAATTTCATCGCGTCTTCTGGTTTTTCGCAAAAATAAATTTCTCCGAATGTTCCTGTCCTTATAACTCCGTTGTGGATGATGCTATTCATCAGCAACTTTCCTGTGGCGTGATAATATTTTTTAATACCTGTTCTCCTTTCATGTTTCGCACACGAATTCCAGGTTAGAAAGGCATTCGTCTTTTCTTTTCTGGTCATACGCCTGCTGCATTGCATACATATAGCATTCTTTTTCGGTCTTGAAAAAGCCGTAACCATAGAACGCTATAGTCGAAGTTCTTTTTTCTTCCGTGTGCATGTTTTCGTATGTAGCTATGAATTCATGCATTTTTCTTTTTCCTTTCTTTTATCTATTCGCTGGCACACCTCAAGCAAATAAATATCTACTGCCTTGAATGTATTTTCTGCCATATTTCTTACGTCTGTAGCGCACTGGTTTGACTGGTCGCTCATTTTCTTTGTTTCTTTTGCGATCGCGTCTATCAGGTCTAATCGCTCTTTTATATTTTCCTTCTGTCTATCCATGCGTTTCCAGAACTCTACTCTTTCGTTTAATTCAAGTTCATCACTTTCTTTCCTCTGTTCCTGCATGTCCTGGATAGTCTTCTTTAATACTTCTTCTCTCTGCTGCATTGCTTCTATAGTTTTTCTTGGACTGCAATAAATCCCTTTTTTGATGTTGTCTTCTGCCATTTCCAGCGCACCATCCATAGCCGCACGAACGTGGCTTACTTCTCCAAGCCCGTCCACAATCTTTCTGATCTGGTTCAAGGCTTCCTTTTCTTTCTTAGCTGGATAATTCTTTTTAATTGTTTCGTTGCTCATTTTGTCCCCCTTCTTCATCTCCATAGACTGGTGCTAATTCATTTTCAGGAACATCGAAAAAACAGTAATCTCCTATTTCGACCTCATAAAGCCCGTTGTATTCTCTTAAGATTTTGCATATGTACGAATAACCGTTTACTTTGATCCATGCAAAACCTGATTTGAATTTATTCATCGTTTTTTCGTTCTCTCCTTATTTTCAGTAACCAGATACTCTCGTCTTCGTCGCAGATGCCAAAATACTCATCTGTTCTCGTAAAGTAGAATAAAATCCCGTAGAACTGATAGATTGCTACTTTGAACGCTTCCCATTTTGCCTGGCATGAAATGCAAGTGTTATTCCAATATGTGTAACCAAGTCCCTGATCCGGGTGTCCATTCCTCAGTTCTGCTTTCTTTTTTTCTTCCAGAGCACTGTCCCAAGTGCGGACCGTACTCTCAATCTCCATACCCATTGCTGTCTGCATGAATTTCTTTTTGTTCATTCTCATAAGCTACTCCCTTCTGGATCCAGTTCTGTCTTGTAATGTTCACACTCTTCTGCATACTCATATGCATCAAAATCGTCGCATTTCTCGTTGCACATTTCCTGTTTTTTGCAACAGATGCAACATTCTGTTTCGCCTTCAGGACAAGGCGCATTGCAATATCCCATTGAGCTAACCCCCTTTCTTGTTCTTCCCATTTGTTCTGATTGTGTAGAGCTTCTTTCTGTGGTTCTTCGCAGATAAAAGAATTGCTCCGAGCGATCCTTTAAAAAGCTGATACTCTGCTTTTGTTTCCTCATTTCTTGCGTCATCGGTGTCGATCTCTTTCATGGACAGATTCTTGTAAAAGGCTGCAAATGCTGTATTTTGGCTTCTACATAATCGTAATGCTGCTTTGTATACTCTTTTCATGCTTCTGTTCTGGATGAATTCTGTACATTCTTCCTGGTTGCCTTCTGGATCTTCTGCGAGTGATATTACTTTTGCAGTCCATGTGTCTGCCGGTTCTTCTGGTTCTTCCTGGTCTTCCGTTTCATCGTATGCAGCACTGTCTTTTAGGAGATTGTAGCCTTCTTCATACATATAGCGGATTCCATCCATGATCTCGTCCAGTTTTCCCTCGCCCATGTGAGCGGTATAGTATTCATTGATAAAGATCGCGTTTTCATCTGCTGCCACGATTGCTCTTGCTTCTTCCATTTCTTCGCATTCGATCTTCTCCGCATCAGGGTTTAACCAAAATGCTCTTGCATTCCAGCTTCTTCCGGTCTTCCAGATTACTACCCATGCAATCCCACTCATAATTTCGTCTTTATACTCTCTTGCGATTTCTCTCAGTGATGCCATTTTGTCTCCCTCCTTTTTCTTCCTTCATTTCCCTTTGCAATAGAATTCAATAGCTTCTATTTCTTCTTCGCTCAGGAGTTCGTCTTCCAGTCTATATGCAAGGCAGTCTTTCTCGACGTTTGTTAATCGGATAATTCCCGTAAAGTCGTCTGCTTTGTCATATGCTTTTGAAGCCTTTTTACAAATGTTCTCCATCTCTTCGCATTCATACTGTTCAGTTAATACTCTCAGTACATCAAGCCGTCTCATGCGTTTTAACATTTCTTCTTTTTTTAATCGAGAAGTGATAATTTCACCATTTGAAAAAATATACTTATACATTTCTTTTTCTGCCTTCCTTTTATGTGTTGCTCTGCTTGGACACCTGACTTTAACCTGCCATCGTCAGCACCGGGAGGTTATCTCCGGTGGACGGTCATTGCTGACCGTTTCGGCTTTTTATTCTTTTCTGATGTCATTCTTTTGTTTTCATCTCCTTTCACGTTGTCTTCTTGGTCGCCATGAAAGTTCCGAACTCAACACCTCGCAGAAATGTCAGAAACAAATCCTGCTGTCTGAGGTTCAAGCCCTGTGTAAATCGTGTAACCTGTTCTACTTCTTTTTTGCTTTCCTGTTTGATGAGGACATCTGTATTATTTGTCATTTTGGTTTTCTCCTTTCATTTATTCTTAACTTAGTTATACATTAACATAACCAATTTATGTTGTCAACGCTTTTTGCATAACTCAGTTATATTTTTTTATTGACTATCTTTTTATGTTTTGTTATACTTAACTTAGTTAATAAGGAGGTGACTAAAAATTAATACGATGCAAGAAAGACTTGCCTTGCTAATAGATAAAGCAGGCATAACTAAAACCGCATTTGCTCAAAAGCTAAATATCACGCAACCATACGTTACTAAACTTTTAAAAACCGGAAGTCCAAGTGATAGATTGATTGAAGATATTTGTGAAAAATTTGGAGTAAATGAAGAATGGTTAAGAAATGGAATCGAACCCATGGAAAAGCAGCCTGAATCATTCAGCCTTGATGATTTTGCCGCACAGCATAATGCTACGGCTCTTGAAAAAGAAATCATCAAAACATATTTTGAAATTGATTCAGGTGTCCGTCAAAAAGTTCTGAATCATTTCAAAGAGCATTTTATGGGTTCCGGTGGTGTGCCAGACACACCGGAAGAATTAGAAGCAATGTACCCGCCCGTTAAAAAGGGCGAAGAAAATGCCGGGTGAAAAACACCCGGCTGCAACTCACTACTTATGAAGTATTATAAACTGAGTTCCCCAATTAAAATTAAGATTGATATATATAGTGTTGTTACTGTGATAATACAAAGCGTAGATTTTGCAGTTTTCATACTTAATGTACTTTCTTTTCATTTTCCCACACCTTCCCGTTGTAGTAATGGCAACAGCCGGGTGCAGGAATCATTATATATGGGGTACTTATCGTAATACTACAGGTAAGTATTACCAACTGAATATAGAGGAGAAAAAAGGAATGAAAAAGAAGATACTTATTGCCGCCGTTTGTGTAATTGCAGTTGCAGCTGTTGGTTCTGACTCAAATGGTTCTTCTGAAAATAGAGTTCAAAATAGTCCACCAAAAGTCGCATCTGATGTTAAAGTCCAGGATATTCCCGAAAAACACACATTGGATGATTACTCTCTGGATGAACTCCAAAAATTGTATTTAGCCATCAATCCAAGCATGTCATATCTGGACGCTCTTCAAGCCGTGCAAGACAGTGGTCTTCCATATTCAAACGAAAAGTACAACGGTAGCCGAATGATACAGGTTGCATTTACCGAAGGTTGCACAGCTCAAAAGTACATGAAGGAATCCGGCGATTTTTTGGAAATTTCCTTTAATTATCCACGTAATGAAAATAGCCTGAACGATGTTCTTTCTAAATATTTTTTCAGTTTTTGTAAATATTGTCCCGCATCTGGTGCGACTTTAACTAGTTATGGCAGTGATGTCGGTAATTGTATTGAAGATTATAAAAATGATACGTCCGACCTTCCTGATAATATGACAAAGGAAGATCAGCTTTTATATTATTTCGAACACCGTGATTAA